ACAAAGAATTGCAAACGCAAATTATTGCCAACACATTGACGCAAGAAAACGAGGACTTGTTAAGCGATTACATTCAGCCATGTTTGCAGATGTTTGTTCAAATGGAGTTCCCGATGGCGTTCGGTTTTCAACTGCGTAACAAAAATGTTGAGCGTGGCACTGATCAAAACAGCACACAAGCGAGCGTTGGAGAATTGCAACGTTTGATTGATTACTACCGTAGTAAGTCGGAGTGGTACGCTGAACGCATTACACGTTTTATCTTAGCGAATTTAACCGATTACCCCGCCTATCAAACACCGACGGCATTTATCGATACCATTTACCCAAACAGACGTAACTACACCTCTGGTTTGGTGTTGAACAACAACCGTTGTTGTGGTGATTATGCCAAACGTTACCAAGCCGATTTTAACAGAGATTGCGATTGCTATTAATATGAGCGCACACAAAAAGAATCAAGACAAATTACGGGTTTATTTAGAGAAAAATGCAAAGTTGGAACACGATAAAAAGAAGCCTTCGGGAGTTCGCAGAAACGCACCCACTCGTTAATTCGTTTGGGACGGGCAATATACTTGACCCCGATAGCGCAAATATTACCAACTTCGTAAGTCCTGCGGTTGATCGCATTTATTACCCGTTGGTTTTCGCTACGTTGGAAGGTTCACGATTTGCCACTAACTCCGTACAATTTTCGGTGGGGTTGGTGTTCATGGATAAGGTTGAGGAATCGCAAAAGGTAGCAGACCGCCCAACGGGATCGGATGCCTTGGATTTTCAGACGTTACAACCCGATGAGGTGATGAGCGATATGACTCAACTTGCAGGGGATTTCATGATTAAGTACCAACGTACATTTGGCAATGACTTTGATATTACTGCCGATGCGAACGTGGATTACTTTGTTGATCGGTTTGGCGATCGGGTGGCGGGATGCCGTGCCGTGTTAACCTTCAACGTTCCTTTGGCGTTATCTATTTGCGAAATACCAACGCAGGCTAACCCTGATATTTGTTATTACGGAGCGGTTGAAGCGACCATTGATATTGACCTTTACGATGGAAGTGAGCAAGCCGTTGCACCTAACCAACCGTTTGAATTGGTGTTCGATGGTGGGGCGGTTAGCAATATGTTTTTGTGGTTTGCCGTTCCTTCGGCTTATAGCCTTTCGCACTGGTTTAGAAGTGCGTTTGACCAAGGGAACTTCCTCGATTTATTTGAGGTTTACGATACCCAAGACGGGTACACAATTTATGTAACAAGGTGGCAAACGGAAGCCACTGCACCAATGACTTTGCAATGATTAGATTAAGCGATAACTTAGAAGTAAACAAGCCAGCACCCGTTGACGATCGATTAGGTGTTTTCAGTTCAACCGCTTCGGCTTTGGCGTATATTGCCGAGGATAGGCGGTATATTGGATTGACTTTAATAGTTGATACTGGTAGCGGTGCTACCGAGTATTGGTTCGAGAATGGCGTTGAAGATGGCGATTTGGTTGCTAAGAGTGGCGGTGGCGGTGGTGGTTTCAACTGCGCTGATCTTTTGACTTGTACGGATTTCACCGACTTGCAAACCGATGTATCCAATTTGCAAACCGACATTTTAGATTTAGTGCCTTACACGGGAGCGACGCAAAACGTTGATCTTGGAACGTACAATATAACTGCCGATCAGGTCAATTTGAACGTAACGCCTACGGGAACGTTAGCGGTGGGAGGGACGCAATGGAATAACACGATTGGAAGTTCAGAAACACTTTTGAAAGGTGGTTCGGTTACTTTGAAGAATGGCGTTGATTTAGTCGCACGGGTGGTGAATAAGGTAAACCCAAACACCACACTAACCAAGGCATCCTATCAGGTGGTGAAGGTAGCGGGTGCGCAAGGGCAAAGATTGGCGGTTGAGTTAGCGAGAGCAAACAACGACCTAAATTCAGCCGATACGCTCGGGATGGTAATCGAAACCATTGCATCCAACCAAGAAGGATTTATTCTAACCGTTGGACAAATTGAGAACATCAACACCACGGGAAGCTTGCAAGGTGAAACGTGGGCGGATGGGGACGTGTTGTATCTAAGCCCAACAACTGCGGGAGTTATTACGAATGTGAAGCCAAACGGGTTGACGGGGCACATCGTGGTAATCGGTTACGTTGAATACGCTCACGCAAACAACGGAAAGATTTACGTTAAAATCATGAACGGGTGGGAATTAGCGGAACTTCACGACGTGTATATAAACCCCGCTACATTAGCGAATAGGAATGCGTTGATGTACAATAGCACATCACAACTTTGGGAAAATAGACCTATTGCCATTGCAGATTTACCGACTACTGTTCCTTATGGTTACACTGCTCCCATTGCATCAATTGTTTCGGGTGGTGTTATTACTGAAACACAATTAACTACGGTAACAATCCCTGCGGGAGCGTTTAAAAGTGGGGATAGTATTTTAATTACAATTTGGGGAACAAGAACCACGGGCGCATCAAGTGGCGTTAATAGTACAATTTCGTTAAGAGTTACAAATACATCAGGTGCGCAAATGATGACCAACCTAACGGGCAATAGGCATCAAAACTTTACCATTACAGGGCGTGTGCTATCTGATACATCAATCATTTGGTGGCAAAACTCACCAACGACAGCGGCATTAACGACCACCGTACCGAGTCTTTTAAATACTGGATTTACAATTTCAATCGGTTTGATCCGTACAAATACCACGGATGAATTCACGTTGTACAATGCAATCATTCGCAAATATTCTTAACATGAAATACTACTATTCAGACGAAGCGCAAAGTCCATTTATTGAAGTGGAAAGCAAAGATGATTTGATTAAATACCCTGAAAAGATGTGGTGGGAAAGTGAAGATGGGGTTGTTTTAACCATGATAACAGAAATACCATGAAGCAGTTACTCCATGATTTAGGTATCAACCTCGGCTTGTCATTTGCTGGCTTTGCAGGTTCGCTAGTAATGATCGGGAAGAAGGAATTTTCGTGGAAGAAAGCTTTGGTGAGTATTCCCAGCGGTGTGTTTTCTGCTAACTACTTAACGCCTATTGTGGTCGATGGGTTAGGAATGGAAGGCGGGAATGCTGAGTACGGCATTGCGTTTATCATGGGTTACTTGGGACTTAAAGGAACTGAAATTTTTGCAACTAAATTTATGAATAATGAAAAACTTGAAAAATCTTCTACCGAAAAAGGCAAATGAAATGGATCTTATGGAACGGGTTAAGGCTCCGACTCCTCCGTTCTTTGCTAAGTTACGCACTATTGGCATTGTCGTGGGTGTTATTGGCGGTGCATTGGCTACTGCCCCCGTAGCTTTACCCGTGGCGTTGGTTAGTTTGAGCACGTATTTAATCACGGCTGGCACAATCATTACAACTATTTCACAAATAACAGTTGACGAGGGCAAATAATTCGTATCTTTACCCTTGTTAGGTTGTTTTCATCCTAGTTTAATTTTGGTTTGACCCTTCGGAAACGGAGGGTTTTTTTATGCCTTCAAAAAATAATTTCATTTTTTTTCTGAAAAAGTTTGCATAATTAGTTTTCGCTTGTATCTTTGTAAAACATTAAACCAAAAACAAAATGAGAACAATCAATTTAAACACGCTCCCCGAAATGAAGTTGAGCGAAGGGTACGAATCAGGCGCATGGAACATTCTGATCAGCCACAACAGTACAGACATCCCGTGCGAGCCAGTGAACCACCACGCATTCAAGTACGCAAAGGCGATTTGGAAGGGGTTGAAATGGCACGTTGCGGATAATCGAGGTACTAACTTTGATTTGTCGGTAACCGAACTTTTAAACATGATCATTCAAAGCGAACTGCCAAACTCAAACCTCGTGGCATCCGATGGAAGTTACACCGAGCAAATCGGCATCGGTTGCGCAATCAGTTTCAAATTGAACGTGGCAAACTACGAAAACTACTCAATCATTTTTCACTATTTATGAGAACAATTAAAGGACTAACAAGGGGGCGCAAACCTGCTACCCCCTTAATTTCAGAATCACTCGCAACACGTTGGGAGAATTTACGAGAAAAGCACGGAATCACCGTGTTTGAATTACCAGTGAGCGCACCAACCTACCGCAAGGCTATTGTTAGCGGTTTGGTGGATGGCAACACTTTACGAAAGCTAACCCAATTTTTTGAAGGATTATGAACTTAACCAAGAATTTAACGCTCCAAGAAGCAACCAAAAGCAACACGGCTACACGTTTGGGCATTGATAACACACCAAACCAAGCCACGATTGAAACCATGATTGAAACGGCTGAAAAGATATTCCAACCATTACGGGATAAATTGGGAGCAATCCGTGTTTCTTCCTTCTACCGATCGCCCGAACTTAACCGAGCCATTGGAGGGAGTAAAACAAGCCAGCACTGCAAAGGTGAGGCGATTGATATGCAAGGCATTTTAACCACCAATAAAGAACTATTTGAGGAAGCCTGCAAGTTAGATGTGTTTGATCAAATAATTTGGGAGTTTGGCACGTTGGAAGAACCGGACTGGGTTCACGTTTCGTACTCACAAACCAACAACCGCAAGCAGATTTTGCGAGCAACCAAGATCGGAAAGCGAACCGCCTACGTACCTTATCGAAAATAATTTACGCAAAAAGTTTGCACAATTAAATTTACTTTGTATCTTTGAAAACCAAAACAATTAAATATGGAAACAATTAAGAACCTGGCGAAGGCTTTGGTAAAAGCAACCGCCCAAATTGAGGGAGCATCTAAGGACTCCACCAATCCACACTTCCGCAACAAGTACGCCGACCTTGCGAGCGTTACGGATGCGATCAAGAAACCGCTAAATGATAACGGGTTAACCTACTCCCAAGTGATTCACAGGTTAGAAGGTGGCGTGGGTGTAGAAACGCTTATCATTCACGAATCAGGGGAAACAATGAGCAACGGTATTACGTTTGTTCCTGCGCCTAAAAACGATCCACACGGGTACGGCAGTGCGTTGACCTACGCCCGTCGTTATAGTCTTTCCGCCTGCTTCGGTGTTATTCAGGAAGACGACGACGCAAATGGAGCGAGTAACAAGTTACCGATGCAAGTACCTAACAAGCCAGTTACCAAACCGAGCGCACCGCAAACTAAACAAGCCGAGGTTAGGCAGTTGCAACCATTCACGGAAGAGAAGTACCAAAAGTTATTGGAACTCCACGAAACAGACCCGACCTTGTTGGATAAGTTGCAAGACCATTACCGAATCGGGCAAGAATGGAAAGAGCGTTTTTTCAAGGACACTAACAAGATTTGGAAATGACGGCTAAGATATTAAGCACCGCCAAAAACCTTTACCCACACCTACCAAATGGAGAAATTGCCGATTTAGTCGGCATTTCCCCTTCAACAATTGTGGGATGGGCGAAGAAATACGGATGGAAGAAATCCGAGGCGTACTTTGAAACGTACAGAGAACCATCAAGTCGTAAACGTGCAGTGCGTGAAAATGAAGTTGAGCATTACGATTATTGGGAGTTAGTGAAGCAATACAAAGAGGAAACGCCAATACGTCGATTCAACCACCCATTTTTTGAAGCAACCAAAAAAATCTATAAACAAAACCAAAATGGAACTGATTAACCAAACAGAACAACTACTGCAAGGGGTTACGGGTAAACTCCAAGTGCGAGCGTTAACCGAGGGATTCACCACCCAAATCGAGGAAGGCTACACCAACCCGTTAGAATTTGCCATTCGTGCTAAGATGCTAATTAAAGCCTTAGAAGAAACGTTGAGTAACACCAAGGACTTAGCACTAACCGAGCAAGCGAAACACGGGAGAACGGCTGAAATGTTTGGAGCGGTGGCTGAAACCTTTGAAGCAGGCACGAAATACGATTACGCTTCTTGCAACGACGTGGAATGGGTAATATTGAAGGAGAACGTAGAACGTGCAAACGAAATGCTTAAAGCCCGTGAGAAGTGGTTGCGATCGCTCACCAAACCCGAAAACTTAGTGGATGGAAACGGAGAAATTGTAATCGTTACCCCACCGCTCAAATCAAGTTCAACAACGTTAAAAGTAACCATCAAATGAAACCACACCCACAACAACTTATTGATTTTATCCAAGGCGTAAAACTCAAAGCAATGGAAGTACACGTTAATGCAGAATACACCGCAAAGAAAATCGACCTTTCAAGGGTATCAAGGTTTGATATTTTAAACCAACGGATGCAACGTTTGTACCGTTTACGTTCCCAGTGCATCGAACACAAAGACTTTTTCAAGGCACTCCAAGCCATGCACCTGATCAACCGAGTAGGCTTTGAACTTTCAAAAACTTACAATTATACCGCACTATGAGTACCGTACAACAACAACTAACTTTGTTCCGCAGTGTTTGCTTAATGCAGGCACTTGCGGAAAACATCGACGAACTGAAAAACACGCCCGTCTATCGGCAGTCAATGAAGAACCGATTGAACCTTTTGGAAACCGATTTACGTTTGTACCTTAACACGCTATCGGCTTTGTTTTGGCATGAGGACGAAGAAATTATGATGTTGATCAGCCGAGGCATTGATAAGGTAACCGAGTCACTTGCAACGTGGCATCCCTCGCAGTTGGCGGTATTGGAAGACGCATTGAATCAGATTGAAGAACAATTTAAACAAACAATAAATGAGCAAGTACTCGAAACCTCAGAACGCACAGGACGTGGAAGCGTTAAAGTGGAAAATGTCGCACCTTGAAAACCAATTAACGGGGCAGTTATGCGATGAAGAAATGGTGATCAGGCAGGAAATTTACGAAATCAAACAGCTGATTGGCAAGGTAGAACCACAAAAACCCGAGGATTCCAACTTTGAATGTTTTGGTTGTGGAAGCTAATTTTTTTGATGCACTTTCAAGTGCAAATGCAGGTAAATTGATTGTTTCCTACGGTGGAGGAACTAACTCAACTGCAATGCTTATAGGTCTATATCGTGCCAATATTATTCCTGATCATGTTTTATTTGCCGATACAGGCGGGGAAAAGCAAAACACATACAACTACATTGATTATTTTAATAAATGGCTTCGTAAAAATCAAATGCCAGAAATTGAAATTGTTAAATACAAAACAAAACATGGTATTGAATTGACTTTGGAACAAGATTGTCATAATAATCAAACATTACCAGCAATAGCATTTGGTTTTAAAACTTGCAGTCAAAAATTTAAAATTTACCCGCAAGAAAAGTTTTTAAAAGAACGCTACCCACAACAACAAATTACTCATTTGATTGGTTATGATTTGAGTGAAGAAAGAAGGGTAAAAGAAAACCCACTTGTTAACCATAAAAATCTTTTCCCACTTATAGAATGGAAATGGGATCGTTCAAAGTGTGTTGAAGTGATTTTATCTGAGGGACTTTGTTTGCCTGGAAAAAGCAGTTGTTTTTTCTGTCCCAATATGAAAAAAAATGAAATACTTGATTTAACTGATGAAGAAAAGGAAAGAGTAAAATTCATGGAAGCAAACGCAAAAAACAAAGTTGAACTAAAAGGTTTAGGTCGTCAATATGCTTGGACTGATTTAATAAATGCGGATAAAAGCCAAATGAAATTATTTGATGATTTAGATTTATATGAATTACCTTGCGAATGCATAGATTAGTTTTAATATCCTTCGAATGTTTCGGATGCGGTTCGTAAGGTTTAACCTGACGTGATAAATACATGATAAAATTTGTCACGTTTTTTAAGCAAAAAACTGGACTTTTGAGTTATCTTTGAAGCAGATTTTTAACCGATGTAGGAGATCGGGAATCAAAAACATAAAGCCCTTGGATGGTTTGCGCTCCTACCGCATTCCGTTCGAGGGTTTATTTTTACCATGAATCTAATAGATTACAACTTCAAGCTAAATGCGATCATTAAGGACGGCTATCTGACCACCAATGAGATTGCTTTGATGTTTGTTATTATCAACCTACAAAACACGCTAAGAACGGAAATGTTTGGGTTACCAACTCGAACAACCTCGGCGCATCTTAACCTATCCATGCCTACCTATTACCGTACTTTGGAGGGGTTGGAATCGAAGGGATTGGTACAAATAATCGAGCCTGGAAAGAAGAACCAAGCACCCATTATTCGTATCATATTCGATAAAAAATTTTTAGCGAATCCGTGCACTATTGAAGAATCATTATCACATTCGATAAAAGAAAACGAACAAATGCTATTAAAAAATTTTAGCGAATCCGTGCACATAAGTAATAAAGAAGAAAGAAGAAAGAATAAAAAAGAAAGTACTAATAATAATAAGCTTCTTTTTTCTTCAAAAGAAAGTAAGATTCAACACCCGAAATCAACCATGGAACCAGTGGAGAAAATCAACCTCGAAACAATGGGCGATTACCTAACCGAACAGATCACCGAGAACTACTACCTACTCAAACAAGCAACGGGTTACGAAACGGAAAAGCTAATCCGTTCAATTCAACCGTTCATCCTTCACCAACAACTCCAACAAACCAAGTACCTATTCCGCACCGATGTGTACAAACACTTCGCCCGATGGATTCGTACCTTTGACGTGGATCGGGAACAACGAAACCAACCAACAAAAAAAGCAGGCGAAATGACTGCCGATGAAATAGCCAAATGGGTATCAAACCAAATACATAAAAACCATGATCATTAAACAAATGCAACCAAACGAGCGTACCCAGTACCTCACCCAGCAACTGATTAAGCTGTACGCCTACTTCGGTAACAACGTAGCACTCCATGAAACGTTCACCCGACAAATTGAAACGCTTGAAGAGGAAATGGAACTATACCACACCCTCACAAAAGAGCAGTTTGAATCAGCACTCAA